GGCAATTATTTTGACATGGTTGTGATGGATGAAGTTCAGTTAATAGATGAAGATATTTTTCCTAAAGTCATTCTTCCCAGTTTGGCAGATAGAAAAGGTAGATGCCTGTTTATAGGTACCCCCAGATCTACAAGAAACTATCTTTACGAATTATATAAAAAAGCAAAAGCTGATCCTTCCTGGTTCTGCAAAATCTATAAAGCTAGTGAAACAAATATTATAGAACCAATAGAACTGAAGCAGCTAAAGAACAACATGACCGATGAAGAATATCGGCAAGAGCTAGAATGTGACTTCTCCGCAGCCATTAACGGTTCGATTTATGGCAAAATTATGGATAAGTTGGATGGCGAAAATAGAATAAAAGATATAAATGTTGATCCAGGCTACCCAGTACACACTGCCTGGGATCTAGGAATAAGTGATAGTACAACTATTATATTTTTTCAGGAGATAGGTAGACAATTATATTTTGTAGATTGTTTATCAAAAACTGGAGAAGGCTTACCCTGGTTTATAAAATATATAAAAGATGAAAAAGATTATGTGTATGGTAATCACTATGCACCGCATGACATCGAACAAAGAGATTTCTCGAATGGTTTATCCAGGAGAGAGGTAGCTTATCAGTTAGGCATACGTTTTCGTGTGGCTCCCAAGCTGCCAGTAGAAGAAGGTATACACATGACCAGCATGATGTTGCAACGAAGTTATTTTGATGCAAAGAATTGTGAGTTGTTGATAGATGCACTTAGACATTATCATCGCAAGTGGTCAGTGAATAATAAATTTTTTTCTAAACCAGTTCATGATTGGAGTTCACATTTTTGTGATGCTGCAAGAACTGCATCCGTTTCCTTAAAAGAAGGTACAAGCGGAAAACAACCGCCACAACAGCTGGCACAAAACGAATACACTGTATTTGCATAGGATATATTATGGGATTTTTAAAACCACCAAAAATAGTTATGCCGCCAGTACCAGAGGTAAAACCTTTACCAGATATGCCTGAAAAGAAAACTGATGCTGGCGATGAAGAAAGTAAAAAAATTAAAAAAATGAAAGGCAGAACATCAACTATCATGACGAGCATGTTAGGTGATACTTCTGATCCAGAACTAAACAAACCAAGTTTACTAGGAGGTAAATAAAATGGGTGCAACAGTAATGAAAGCTATCCCTGGCAATCAGGGTGAAAGCACAGATAACACAGATAACAAAGGTTTCGGCATGGCAGCCGACCTTTTCAGAAAAAATAATAAACCAGCAGATACCACACAACCAATGGATGAAGGTAAAGAAAGTAAAAAGAAAAAGAAAAAGAAACCTACAATTTTGACATCGGTCATGGGAGTTACAGAAGATGCAGAGGTATCATCACCAAGTCTTATGGGTGGATCTAATTATTAGGAGATATAGCAGTGGCTGATGTTAAAGAATTAGTAAAAAGATTTTCGCAATTAAAATCACAAAGAGGTACTTGGGATAGTCATTGGCAAGAGATTGCTGACTATGTGTTACCTCGTAGAGCTGATGTAACAGTGAAAAGAGCTAAAGGTGATAAAAGAACAGAAAAAATTTATGACAGCACTGCTATAAATGCAGCTGAACTCTTGGCATCTTCGTTGCATGGTATGTTAACTAACGCTGCATCTCCTTGGTTTTCTATGTCTTACAAAGAAAGACAACTTAATTTAGATGATGCAAGTATGGAATGGTTAGAAGAATGTACAAATCAAATGTACATCGTTCTAAACAGATCTAACTTTCAACAAGAAATACACGAACTATACCAGGATCTAATTACTTTTGGTACAGCTGGGATGATTATTGAAAAAGATGAGGGTGCTGGTTTACGTTTTTCAACTAGGCATATATCTGAAATATACATCCAGGAAAATGAGTTTGGTCGAGTAGATACAGTTTATCGTAAATTTAAAATGTCAGCAAGATCAGCTGTCAATATGTTTGGTGAAGAATATGAAAAGATTGCAAAACTAAATCAGAACAATCCATACGAAGAAATAGAATTATTACATATAGTTTTACCAAGAGATGTTTTTGATCCAAGAAAACAAGATGCATTAAATAAACCTTTTGCATCTATTTACTGTGATCCAGAAACAAATTTTCTTTTGGGTGAAGGTGGTTATGATGAGTTCCCATACGTTGTACCAAGATTTTTAAAATCATCAGTAGAGATGTATGGAAGATCACCAGCAATGGTTGCACTGGCAGATATTAAGATGATTAATAAAATGTCAGAAACAATTATCAAGGCTGCACAAAAAACTATAGATCCTCCTCTCCTCGTTCCTGATGATGGTTTTATTTTACCAATACGAACTGTACCTGGTGGATTAAATTTTTATCGTTCAGGATCAAGAGATAGAATTGAACCGTTGAATACAAATGCAAACATTGGGTTAGGTGTCCAATACGAAGAACAACGCAGAGATGCAATCCGTAAAGCATTTTATGTAGATCAACTTTTACTTGCACAAAGAGTAAACATGACTGCAACAGAAGTATTACAACGTAACGAAGAAAAAATGAGAATGCTTGCACCAGTATTAGGAAGGCTCCAGGGTGAAATGTTACAACCTCTTATCACAAGATGTTTTAATATTATGTTAAGACTTAACATGTTTCCCCCAGCACCTGAACCGTTGCAAGGTCAAATCATTGACATTGAATATACTTCTCCTCTTGCAAGATCACAGAGAAGTGGTGACATCAACGCATCAGTAAGAATGATTGAGATGTTGGCTCCGCTTGCACAACTTGCACCAGTATTTGATTATGTTGATGTAGATAAATTTGTAAAACACACACAAGAAGTTTTAGGTGTGCCAGCAAAAATTATGCGTAGTGACCAAGAAGTTGCACAGTTGCGTGAACAAAGAGCAGCACAACAACAAGCAATGATGGAAGCACAAGCAGAGTTACAACAAGCTGAAGCTGCTGGTAAAGCTGCACCAGCTATCAAAGCATTGAAGGGTTAGTGAAACTTAATATTTTAGATTTATTTTCTGGAATTGGCGGTTTTAGTCTTGGATTACATAGAGCTGACAAAAGATTTAATACTATCGCATTTGCTGAAAACGATAGCTTTTGCCAAAAGGTTTTAAAAAAAAACTTTGGTAATAAAAGAGTTTTTAACGACATAAGAGAGGTTAAAATTGACGAACCAGTATTTATTGTTTGCGGAGGATTTCCCTGTCAAGGATTTTCCCAAGCTGGATTGCAACGAGGAACAAATGATGATCGCTATCTCTGGGGAGAAATGTTTGACATTATCAAACAAACGAAACCCAGATGGGTTATTGCAGAAAATGTGCGTGGAATTGTTACAACACAAGACGGCTTGGCATTCAACATTGTCCACTCTGACTTGGAAAGTGAAGGTTACGAAGTCCAAGCGTTTAATATACCAGCTATCAGCAAAGGTGCATGGCACAGACGAGAAAGAATTTGGTTTATTGCCAACTCCAACGCAGGACTCAGCAGTAGAACGACAGACGAAATACAAACAGGGTGGAACACCGCTGCCAATGGCAGTAAGATTACTCCCAACTCCAACAGTAGGTTGCGAGGAAGGTGGGGAACAATCGGATCGAGTGGAGATCAGCAAGACAGGAAGCTTCCTGTTACGCAAAAAAAATCCGAATGCGAAACACAAGACTTTCGGAGCAAAACTATCGGATGCGATGTTGTTCCTAGAGAAACCGAAAACTGGTGGCAAACTCAATCCAAACTTTGTGGAGTTCCTAATGGGATTTCCTACGGATTGGACAAAGATAGAGTCAGAAGAATTAAAGCACTAGGCAATGCTATCGTACCACAAATTGTTGAAACTATTGGCAAAGCAATAATTAAAGCGGAGGATTTATGACAAAGCTATTTATTCTAGTCATAAGTCTATGGGGATATAACGGAACTGAATGGGTGTATGTCGGCAACCAGATGGCTTTACAGCAACCTATGGCAAGAGAACAATGCCTGGACTTGGCTGCCAACTGGCAAAAGTATGAATTAAATGCTTACTTCAGGTTTAGTATTGAGTGCATAGAACATAAAGGAAAGAAATCGTGAAAAAGATTACTATTCCCTATAAACCAAGACAGCTACAAAAAGAAATACACGAGTCATTAAAAAGATTTAATGTTCTCGTATGCCACCG